CAATAGTTTTTTAGCTAATTCATATAAAGGAGATATATTGTCTGATTTTGTCCTATTTCCAATTTCAAACAAACTTGATGGTATAAATTTACCAACAGTTCCTTTAACCAATCCTCCTAATCCTTTCTTGCTCTCTTCATCTAAATATTTTAATTTATTTATTTCATCGTAAATATTCTTCAAGTTTTCATGCGTTTTTTTAACATGATGAGTTGCGTATTCTCCAAGACCTTTCTCATCTAATCTTGATATATTTGCAAGAAGAGATTCTGGAGTTTCAGACTGTGAATACTTTCCTAATTCTGAGAATAGTATTCTTTTTCTAGCATCTGGTCCAAGATCATTAACAATCTTAGATATTGTGTTATTAGTTCCTTCTTGAGGATTTTTAAACAAATTAACCAATGCATTTGTGCTTGGATTTGTTATATTTCCTTTTGATATCTTAGATAAATTTGTAGATGAAGTATAAGGAACGACATTTTCAGCATAATTTTGTGTGGCAAATTTATATCTATCTGCAATATCAGGTGATTTAGAGCTTAAAAATTTATCAATGTCATCTCTTAATGACGACTGCGCATCTCTATATAATTGCATTGCGTTTCTATCTGATAATGTCAATTTCCCAGATGAATCTAAATTTTGTAAATCACGAGTTGCTGAACCAAGTTGACTTTGTAATTTATGTGCATTTTCAACAGTTGGATTCAATATGAACTTATTATGCATCTTATTCAAGTCACGATCATATTCTTTTATAGCACTATCAGAAATTCCTTTATATTCATTGTAAGGAACTCTAGATTCACCTAGTTCTTCAAATATTGGATTATATATTTCAGATGCCTCTTTCTTTCTCATTTCATATGCATTTTTTATGTCTTTGGCTAGACCCTTCTTGTTCTGCTCTAAACTTTTTCCACCACCTAATATTTCCATCAATCTATCTTTATTTTCTTTTGCACTTTTTATTAAATTTTCAATACCTTTAGAATATTTTTCTGGATTAAGATAGCTTATAGCCTCTGGTATTTTTTTACCTATTTTCCCAGCACCTCCTAGAGTATCTAATAATGCAGATAAACCGCCCGACTCTAAAGCAGAGGTTCCTCTTTCTTCTGGGTTCTGAACTGCGCCATATCCTGCTGATCCTAGTGCTCTCCTAGCTATTCCACTTAAACCTTGTTCTCCACCCAATGCTTCTGCTGCCTTTCCTAAATATGGTATTCCTTCTGCCGCCAATCTTGCACCTTCTGCTGGTGCGCCACCCGCTATGAAACTACCTACATCTCCAGCAACCTTACCTAATCCATATCCTTGTCCTAAATCCCTATCTATAGGATTTACATTCATACCTTTAGGAGTAATAAGATTGTGTAAATTTATTGGCAGGTTTACAGCAGCATCTCCTGCTCCTATTATAGCGTTTAGTAAAGCATTAGGAGCTCCTTTTGCAGATTCTCCTAAATATTCACCTATTCCACCAAATAGTCCATTATTTTTATTTTCAGATTGAACATTTTCGTTGTTTGAAAGTCCAATTTTTTGATAAAAATCGTTTTTAGGTATATCTCTGTAATGCTTTTCATGAAGAGAATCAGCTATTTGATAATCGCTCATATCCTTATATTGAGGATATTTTTCTCTAATCTCTCTAATTGTTATCATTATCTTATGCCTAAAGGATCATCTTCTTCATTTTTTTGAGAACCTCTTTCAGCTCTCTGATTTAATTGTTTTTCATTGGCTAATTTTGAAGAATCTGACAACCATTCTTTTGCATACTTTTGAGCAGATTTATATATTTCTGGTTTTACTAAACTTTGAAAGTTTCTTGTCCTATTCATAGAAGCATCTATCATTTCTCTTACCGCTTCTATACCAACATTTCCACCCTGGGCTTTAATTTTCAAAGCAGCCATTTCAGGAGTTATTGCTACTGCAGCAAGCGCTCTTGCCTGTTGATCTGGATTTTTTCCACTTATTTCATCCATTATTTGTTTTGGAGAAAATTCAAGTATTCTCTGAGAATATGGAGCCAGCGCATCTGTTGTTTTTTCTTCTAAATAATTCATTTCATTTAAAGCTGCTTCTCTAAAATGTACTTTACTTACATCTGATCCAGTAGCTGCATAAATAGAATTTGGTAAATTATTTTTATCAAACCCTTCACTTTCTGCAATCTGATCTAAAGATTCACCACTGGATAATCTTCTAGATGCTTCATCTGCATTAAGTCCCATACCTCTAGCTTGTGCTATTAGTTGTTTTTTATCATCTACTGGCAATGAATTAAATGAAAATGCATTTGCTTTTTTTGTATTTAGATTTGCAAATGCATTCTTTCTTTTACCCTCTGATTCTATTGCATTTTGAAGAGCTTCTATTGGGTTAAAACCTCCATTACCTCCAGTAACATTGTTAACAACAGGATTGTTAGAATTTGCTAATTTTTTTATTTCATCTTCTGACAATGATAGATTACTTCCTTGTGATATATTTGGATTTGCTCCAGGAAGTGTTTGAGTTCCTTGTAAAGATTTAAGTAGTTCAGGATGTTGCGAAAGATACAACATACTGCCTATTTGACCTGCTGTTCCCGGTTGTCCAAGCAATGGATTTCCAACAGATTCTTTCAACTTTTGCAATTCTATTGAACTTTTTTCAGGATAATTTTGTAAATCTACATCTCCTCTAGCATTCCTTTGCTGAAGTGATCTTAAAGATTCTTCCAATGTTTGTGGTTGGTACTGATTCTTTACTCTCTGCTGTTCTAACAATAATGGAGCCATTTCATTTTTGTTCTGCATTGACAGAAGTTCTTGTTCTAATTTCTGAGGCTGATACTGATTTTGAGTTTGTTGCTGCTTATTCAATAACTGCTGAAACTGATTCATTAAGTTATTTTTCAATATTTCCTGAACAGCAGAATATCCTCCAAGTACTGGATTTGATTGCTGGAAATTTTGAATAGGGAAATTTGCCATTTAAAGAAATCCGCTTAGAAGAGATGCTAAACCACCTAATGCTGAACCAAAACCACCACCTTGTGATTGATTTTTATTAGCAGCTCCTGCATATGCATTTTCTGCTTGCGTCTTTGCAATATCAGATTGTCCCGTTAACTGTTGTAATAATGCTTGTATCACTGAATTAGATGCGTTGTATCCTGTATTACTTTGTCCTTCTAACCCTCTTAAACCTGTATTGTATTGACCAAGTGCATTTTGTAAAAACTGATTAAAATCCTGATTTGCCATCCCATGGACTTGTGAAGCTAATTCTTGCTGAGATGCTTGACTGCCGGCCATACCGCTCGCAGCCCCTAAATTTTTGGCTGCATTAGTTGCCTGATCTACATTGTATTGGTACCCAGGAGAAGCTTGGAATTTTGATCCAATCATTTCCATCAATTTTGTTGGATCGTTTATCAATGAATTAAATTGATTTTCAAGAGTAGGCATGGCCCTTTGCCCAGCTTGAATATATGGATTCATATATTGCTGTGCATTTCCAAACAACTGTTCCCAATTATTATATGCCTTATCTAAATATGGGGCAGATGAATCTGCAGGATTTTTATATCCAAATAAATTATATAGACCACTCCCTATCCCAGCCAATCCTCCTCCCAGACCTCCAGATTTAGCATAATTACCGAAATTTTCTGCATATCCTGCCATTTTTTTAATCTCAAGTTAGGGTAAATACCTTGTAAGTTCCATTTATATTCCCCTTATATTGATTAGTTGAGGAATCGTAAACTATAGTCCCTATAGTTTGAACCTTGTCAAACTGATTTATTGTAGATGTGGGCTGCTTAGGTATAGCTATTCCTTGGTCTGAAAGTATGTTTTGTAATAATGTTATTATCTGATCGAACAGAAGCTTAGCCTGTGGTGTTAATTTACCACTAGAATCTGAAATATTTTCTAAATCAAAATTAGGTATGCTCATTCTCTGTCAATATCCATAATATTATTTGTAATAATTTATCTCACCATCTCCTACGACAAATCTTCCTTGTCCCCAAAACTTATATTGAAGAGTGAAGTCATTAGCTGCTCCATAGTTCCAGAAATTAACTCTTGCTCTTCTATTTCCTGACATATTCAATAATTTTCTATTCTCATTGCCAAAAGTAACGCCTCCATCTTTTGATACAGAATAATCTATTGCCTGTATTCCATGCGTTTCACCATTTTCAACCACATAGTTAACGTTATTTATTATAAATCTACTTGAATCTGGCAATCTTATTGGATTTGTTGTCCTTATTCTTGGAATAGTTTTTCCATTGTAAGTAGTGTACTGGTTGCTCAAATGGTAAATATTACCGTCAACAGAACTTATGAAATAATAGTTATTGTTGAAGTAAACAACCTTTTTTGCTATGTGATAATTTAAATCTTCATCACTAACATGGAAAAAACTTTTAGTATTAAAGTCGTATACGATACTTAAATTATCATCAGGAAATGTTAACTGATATAGCTCATGTCCATTTTCTCTGAAAAAGAATCCATAAGAATTCATTGGGTTTTTCAGGTTATTAAATAATCCATCTACTCCATCAGTCGATATCCTGGAAACATCTGCTCCTGAAGATACCATTATTGATGGGCTAGATTTTTCATTCGCTCCCAACCAAATAATTATATTCCCATTGCTTGCTATGGTTGATGGATTCAAGCATCCATAGTCAATATTATTAAAACTGCTTCTTGTATATGGAAATAAAGTAGGAGTAGCTGACCAAAATTCAGTTACAGTACTTCCCATAACAAACAACATGTTTCCTTTTCCAGGTACCCTAATAGCCGCTAATGGGATGTCTGGTTTTGTCTGAAAAAGACCAGTATTTATTACTGGCCAACTTATTCCATTATTTGTATCAGACAATCTCCATTCCGATTTAGTAGAGTTTACAGAAATAAATCTTGTGTTTTGAAATGAAACGTATCCAGGCAAAAAATCAATATTTGCCTTGGTTACTGAGTTGTTTGAAAAATTGTAAATATATATATTTTCTAAATCACATATTGCTATCTGTCCTGCATTATTTTCATCTATATAAACATTTCCACTGTATGTTTCTATTGAAGCTACTTTAGATACATTAAGACTGTTATCTATTTTAAAAATAGAATTGTCTATAACCGCAATCATTATATCTAGATTAGTGCTGCTGTAAAATCCTCTTGCTATTCCAACATTAGATATTTTTTTTGCAATTATATAACCTGGATAAGGTATCAAAAAATTATCTGAGATAATCATATTGTATGTTTTCTCATTTGATATTTTTGGATAAATACCAAACTTTGAAGAACCAACAATATTTGCAGGAATTGTTTTAGATATTGGTGACTGATTTGTCACGGAACCCATCCAGGTATATTAATATAAGCCCAATTTATAGCGGTTGATTTATTGAATGAACTCATCTTTTTCATGGACAAATCCATTGGACTTATATCTGTTATCATCTCTTCATATTCTGCCAACCTCTTCATAGTTAAAGGAGGAACAGCGACATTATATTCAGAGCACATGTATTCAGCTAACGCATATCTTAAATACTCTATGTAATAGTCATCAAATGTTAACTCTAAATCTTGATTAAGAGAGACATTTACCAATCCAAATTTACCCCAAATTTGGATTGGATAATTTTGTCCTGGACTAAAATACATTTTTAAATTTGTACCGCCAAGAGTTCTTATCTGTGTCCAAATGAATGGCAAAGAATTTATATTTTCTACCCTTGGTGATCCATTATATACGCGCCTAGATGTTTCAATTACAGAAAATCTTACTGGACCTATAAAATAAGTGAATGTCTCTATTCTTATACATCCAGGTATAAAGTATGTCTCTTGTCCAGGAACAGCAACTATATCTAACTGATCATAATATGGAATTAACCTGTTATTTGCAGTTTTTATAGCTAAAACAGAATTTAGAAGTGACAACCCTAACGTTTCTTGGGCGCCAGATACTACCTCTAAATCCTGAGAAACTATTCCCGATAAATACCAGGAATCAGATATGAGCTGAGCCGCGGTAAATGACATTTTTTACATCGCCAATCTATAGCCTAAACACAATATATTTGCAGTGTCTGTATTAGCAACAACATTGTAAAAAATAGTTGGTACGCCAGCAACGTACCCTGGATATAAATCAATAACATTAAGCGTATGTGTTACAGGAGTTCCAGGAATAGAGGCAGTTTGAAACCCACTTATTCCTCCAGGAATACCTACAGTCATAAATTTATTGCTTCCTCCATTTGGAGAATGATTAACAGATAACTTTACATCAATATAATTTCTTGGAGGAATAAAATTAGCTAAAGATAAATTTACTGGTGTTGCAGATGTACCATTAGTCAATACAGATATTCCATTAAGGTCAGAATATTGCTTCGTAATAAATCCATTATTTCCAGATGTGAACATTTGAATGAAGTTAGAAGAACTATCTGTTCTCCAAAAATCAATAAGCCTATATGCATTGTATTCAAATGGCATAGTAGGAACTGTATTCGATGCTAAAGAAAGAATTACAGCAGTTGGAACAGAATTTGTTGATCCTGAAATTGCCCAAACACCGTACCAAGAATTTGCTGCAATTGTCCCAGTATCAAGACCATTTGCACCAAGTCTTCCATTAACATTCAACACCGTATCAGATGATAAAAGAATATCGTATGTGTTAGTTATATCTCTACATTGACCTGCACCAACGGTCAATGTTCGTGCAGATGTGTAATTTACGAGTAAGCCATTCATGTATAAAAAATTCTGACTTACTACGGGAACTATAGTATTAACTGTCATTTCTCAATCTCCGTATTTTAATTAAGTTAATGGGAACACAACACGCATACTGTATTCAGGAATAACAGTACTTGCCCATAAAATATCTGTTACATACATGGTCTGGTTTTGTCCCAACAACGTACCATAGTAATTTCTCAAAGATACGCCAGTATCCTTATCAACAGATGAGTGAGAGATAAATGGAGATGTATCTGGTAGTTTTGGCATAGCTAAATAAAATGCTTTTCCAGCAATTATCATTCCAGCTCTATGGCTTGGAAGAACACGAGCGGTAGCTCCTGCAGTAAGTGCTTTGTTCAAGTTTTGGTTCAAACCAATCGTGCTTTGCAATGCTGGATAAATATTTACAGTTACTGTTCCAGCTGTAGCATCTGCATCATTAATAACTCTGACTTGAACTAAGTTTTGAGAAGGTTGATGTCCTATAAACTTCAAGTAAACCAGACCAGTAGATTGGTCAAATGACAATAAGTCACCAGAATTGAATGCTCCTACGTTTTGCGTAACACCGCTAAATGTTAACTGAGTAATGTTATTACCTGTAGGATCATTTGTACTTACAAGAGTCAATACATCATTGTTATTACCACATGTTCCAGCTACATGGATTGGAAGTTGGTTAGAAACAAAGTAATTTGTCTT